ATTCCTAGCGGAGCCAGGAGCGTACGATTTACGTTTCTGATAGGTTTTGATAAGAGCTTTTTCGCAAATTTGAAGGTTATTCCGACCCCGATTGAACTCACTATCATGGTCTGATAATTGGCCATGAACATGGAACCCATAGAATCGAAGGAAGAACCAGGGTCTGCGATGATCGACTGGAGCGTCATCGCTCCGTTAGTGGTGACCATGCCATAGCCCGCACCGCCGGTTGCACCTGCTCCGTCGAATCCTAACATACCGACTGGAGTATTCCCCATGACGCCGCCAGTTAGGATGGACGCGTAGGCGTAGGACTCAGCTATATTCAGAAGACTGATTGTCTTGGGCGATCTTCGGCGCTTTGCTTTCTTTCTGCGTGCCATGTCCATTCTGTTAAGAAAGGAGGCTTATAATTATCATTCAAACGATTGAGCGGGCGCGAACTGTCCATCTGGACTGCGCTCCGTCACTGTCGCGTTGATGGTGTTGAGCTTCTGGTTCGCCATACCTTGGATCAATGATGCTATGGCACCCTGGATCGGGTTCGGAGGCTCGAACTCCCCCAGGCTACCCGACATTAGCTTGTCAATTAGAGCTGTAATCGCCACGGCGAGCTTCTCATCGATGTCTTGCAGCCCCTGGTCGAGGTGCATTCTGATCCAATGAGCGAGGAAGCCTATCGCGGCGAGGTTCAGAAGGCCTAGAAGGGCCAAAATTGCTATTTCAAGGGCTACCATGTCCGCCCACCAACCGTCGCCCGTCCATAATACCTATGTCCTCCTCTCATTTCGACCCTCCAACCCTCCCGCCCAGAAGTATAGCCACTATTAACGCTCCCCTCAGTGTTTTGTGGCAGACTTTTGGAATTGTGGCGCCCTTGTGGCAATAGACGTCGAGCCTGTCAATAGTGGCGGATAGCCTATAGACCATGAGAGTCAGGGTCGGCCATGAAGCAAGGTCTGTGGCAGTGCAGCCGGTGCAGGCAGTGGTGGATTTACAAGGTTCAGCCCCACACGACGCGCCTGAACCGTAAATGCCTCAGATGTGACCAGAGAGTGCGGGCGACGATAGATCGGGCGCCAGGGCGGCGCGGAAGGCCAGCAACGGTGAAAGTTGAGCAACGGCCGAGCTACATGCCGCACTCTGCGCTCGAACATGAGCGTCAAGCCAGGAACGAGCACTGGCGTCGTCGACCAGCCGTCGACGAATTCACCAGGGCGTCAAAGCTCGAAGAATGGGAGGGAGTTGAATGAGTGTTCAAGTCTGGCGCTGCTACGTCTGCGGTGCTCTCTGCACCAACATTGGTGGATTCTTCAACAAGTGTTTTTGCGAGGAGGAAATTGAATGAAGCCTCATCGTCTTCGTCGATGGCGTCTGAAATACAACTTCTGCCGAGGTTGTGGGAAGCCATTCATGATCACTGGCTACAATTACATCTGGTGCAAGGAGTGTTGATTGAATGACGATGTTGACCGACGAATGTTCCCATTGCGGTGAACCCTGGGAATGCACGTTCAACAGGCGAACATACTGCAAGAGCTGTTGTCCCCTATGCGGTGATGAAAGCACTTCCCAGAAGTTTGAGTGATAACATGAATAACTCTCAATTCTGGACTTGGGTCGATTACTGGGAGTGTTGGGATTTCATGCAAGACGAGCTGGAAGATGAATTAGAGCTCGAAGACTGGGCTGACGAGGCGCTCTGGCTGATCTGCCTGAAATGTGGAAATCCGCTCGAAGGCTGTGTTTGCTAGGTATCAGTGCCTACCTCGACCTCGCCGAGAGCCTTCAGCACCCCTTCCAGTGAGTCTGATTCTGAGAATTCGGGATTTTTCTGGGTCTACTTGTCTCCGGCCCGAATCCAGGCAGGCCCAGAAGATTTCAAGTCTTTTCCGTGATTAGGATGCGACCAGAGGTCATCATCCAAACCCACACTTTGACGAGTGGACCGGTGACCTTCTTCCCTGCTTCAGTCCCAGCCTCGAGAGGATCGTCGGCGACGCCTTCGATGAATTCCATCGCCTCCTCATAAGTCTCAAACGCGCCTGCGGCAATCCGAGCGAGCAGACCCTTGTCGAGATCGATGACGCCTGCTGCCTCCAGCATACCAGTGATGAACGCCATCGCTGAGACATCGCTGAGGAGAGCAACGAGAGGAGTCGCGACCTTGTTGATCTGGTACGCGGCGATGAGGCCGTCGAGCTGCTCGGACTGTTTGTCCTGGAGGCTGACCCGATACTCGATCACCTGGTCAGGCTTTCTCTTAGTCATCCGGCTTCACCGGCCAGTTGTTCTCGGCATCCTCGGGGCTATCGTGCTCGGGCAAATCGCGCAGAGCCTGGCGGTAGTCCTTTTTTTCCTGGCTCATGACTCGATCATTGAGCGCCCATGGATCTGTTCGGACTAACTCTTCATTACGCAATTGGCGCAATTCATCCCATGAAAGAGGCAACGGCACAAACACCCCATCTTGAAAATCAAAAGACTGGGCCAGTGGGAAATGCGTCAAGAGTAGGTCACCCCGAAGAGTGGGAGGTTTCTCCTGGCTGATGTTGTGGCCGACCAAGTACCAGGCAACGACCCGCCTGTATCACTAGCAGCCGTTATGATGACGCCGTTGGCTACGAATAGGCCCGACTGATTGTCAACCGCTACCGCCGCGACTGTGGGGTTAGCTGCTGATGTGAATATATGCGCGAACCAATACAGCGTTCCCGCAACGGCATCGGTAGTTCCGCTGAATGTTCCTTGACGCTCTCCTGATGAATTAAGATCAATTGTCGCTGTGCAAAGTTCTGCGTCAATTCCTCCTGTATCTGTAGAGGAATATATCGAACATTCTACCGACGATGTAGTTCCAGCTACGGAGACGTTCAGCGAAGCCTGGTAAAAGTCACCAGTTGTTGAAGCATAAAATGGGGTGGCATACACTACCGAGGTAGATTGATACAACCCTGAAGAGGAGTAGACTACAACCGAGTTCACTGGATAACCGAATGATCCTATTGCAATTTGAGGATAAGCTGCAGCATAATTGACGACAGTAGAACCGCCACCTCCAGCCTCGAGCAGACCAGTCCACTCCGACACCGTGCAGAGCCTCGCCAGATTCACGATAATTAAATCCAACATTTCTTGCTCGTTCATGTCCTCGATCGTGATAGGTTCGCCGACTCCCTGGATCTGATCGAAGGTCACAGTATCGAGGTCGAGGTTCTGGAGCAGTGGGAAGACCCTCTTGGAGGGCTTTCTATCTTCAGATCTCATCCTAACAGACCATCCCATTCTTGTTTTACGCAGAGCCTCGCCAGATTGACCGTAATAAGACGAATACATTCCTCTCGATTCAGCTCTTCAATGGTGATTGGATTCCCGACACCCTGCACATCGGAGAATTGTATCTGGTCTGCCTGGTCACCAGCCTCGAGGGTTTTGGTTTTCAACAGCTTGTATACGCGCGGGGAGATGTCGGACATCATCTCATCCCCAATGTAAGCATAACGAATCCAAAGAAGTTGTCAGGGAGGCCGACGGATGGTGTCCAGGGCGTGCCTCCATTCGCACCATTACCGCCGACTCCATTGCCATTGCCATTGCCATTGCCATTGTAACTTGCTCCTGCTGCTGCTGCTGCCGCTCCTGCTGCTGCTGCTGCTGCTGCTGCTGCAGCTCTCTCTGCTGCTGCTGCTGCTGCTGCTGCCTTGTTTTCTGCCTGTCGATCCAGGCTGGCCTGAACTCGTTCCTGTTGTTGCACAGTCAAGCCGTTACCGGTTTGTGTGACGTTAGTACCGTTAACTCCCAGACCTGATACCAGTGACAAAGCCGACACCTCACTTGAGCGCCTTCGACCTAGTCTTGCTGATCCGCTCGATCGAGTCGAGGTCTTTTGTCGAAATGAATCCCCTGAGATAGAGCTTCTTCGCCTTCGAGAGGATTTCGGCTAATCTTCGGCGTCCAGCCGCTTTTGTCATCTTCGCCATAAGATCACTTTCAGGCGTTTGTCAGGAACTGGAACTTGAAATTCAGTTGGATCGGTACCGAGGCGAATGCGAACGCCGGTTGTTGCGTAATCGGGTTCGTTGCGCTGCAAGAACCGACGACGTTGCCGAGAGCATCGACGGCGTAGAAGCCCTGAGTTTCAATCTTGAGTCCGTCGACAGAAGTCCCAAACCATTTCACGATCCGGTCGCCCTGGAGCGTATCGCCAATCGAGTTGCCTGTTTGAAGGTCGACTAATTCATTCGTTGCTCCACCAGACGGTGTAACATGGAAGATTCGCGAGACTCCGCGAGCTGTATAGACTCCGGCGCTTGCTCCGCGGTCTGCGGCTGTCTGAGACATGCAGCGAACGATATCTCCGGCCTTCAGAGTGTATGGTTGGCATAGTGCAGGTTGTCCGTCAGTGACGGCGCCCTTGATCGACCAGGGGATGATAGCCGCAACAAGACCTTGTGAGAGGATGAAGGCATAGCCGACACCGTTATCACAAGACACCAGACCGCCGACGACGGTCTTTCCAGGAGCGAAATCTCCAATGTTTGCAGCAGTCACAGTGTACGCTGTGTCAGTTGTGAGGTTTGTTTCAGTACCCTCGACGAGATCTAGCTTCAGGGGGATGTTTGTTCCGTCTGAACAAATCAGATTTCCTACGACCGTGTTCGTGGCCATAATTTCACAACCTCACTCCAATTCCTAGCGGAGCCAGGAGCGTACGATTTACGTTTCTGATAGGTTTTGATAAGAGCTTTTTCGCAAATTTGAAGGTTATTCCGACCCCGATTGAACTCACTATCATGGTCTGATAATTGGCCATGAACATGGAACCCATAGAA